ATAACCACTCTGTTAATTAGGCTGGCATATTTCACAAAAAACAAAAGAGGGATTATGCTCTCGACTCGAACCCATCGGGGATTCTGTGATCTAGTGATCTTATTGGCATATATAGGCGGGATAATATGGGATTAAATGGTTTTTGGTGGGATTCCCATATTACGGGGGCTAGAAAGTAATATAACGATAAACTGCGCAGCGTTAGATGTTTTTCAATTTAGCGATTAGCTATTCACCAACTTAAGGAGTTAGCGCTTTATTTGTCATTCTGGACAAAAAAGCCGCTAACTATACAGTGGCAATCCTTACCCCTATACATCCTTCCCTATCCAAACAACTTTCCCTATAACTTCTAAATCATCCGCTTCATTTGGTTCTATTTGCTGCTCTCTATACTCTTTGTTGTCGCTGAGCAGCAGTATGCCTTTATTCCACAGTTTCTGAATACGCTTAACGATTAGGTGCCCATCGGTACGTATAACATATATATGACCGTCCATAAGCTCTCGATTGCTGGTGTCGATCATTAACGTGTTGTTATCGTTAATAGTTGGTTCCATGCTGTCACCTTTCGCGAAGACTAGTACTAAGTTCTCTGGCTTAAGGCCTCTATATCTAAGCCATTTATGACGGAATGCCAGCTTACGTGTCGATTCTTCACCACCTGGGAAGGTACCAACCCCCGCAGCCACCTCGACGTTATAGCCAGGAATAAGGGCAAATTCGCCCATCTCAACGCTGTAGCTTGCCCGCCCCTCTCTTACCTCGCCTGGCCTCATAGACCCTTCGCCTGTTGCAAGCCATTCAACGGAAAGCCCTGCCGCCTTAGCTATTTTCACAAGAGCTTTCACGGGCATCGCGCTCTCACCTTTGATGTAGCGATAAATCCCAGATTCGGGTATTCCAGTCAAATGTGAGAGGTTTTTTTTACCACCCACTTCTAAAGCGGACAGTTTAATCCTCTCACCAAGCTCGGATTCGTAACTTTTAACTGAGTTCAAAGTTTTATCTACCATATTTGTTTAAAAATTAACCCTTAAATATCAATTAGTTATAACAAAAAATAAACAAATCACTCATATTTGGAACTTTTAACTCCCAAATATGTTTTACAAAGTTCCCAAATACGTATACTGTTAACCCATATCTGAGAGACAAACAGATTAAGTAAACTGGTTAACACGAGGCGTAAAAAAAATGAGCAATAAAAAAACTCACTTAAATCAAGATTGGCATCGCCAGGACATTCTAGCGGCCATCCGTAAGCGCGGCATTTCTGTCGCCGAGCTGGCCCGCCAAAGCGGTTATAGCAACCCCACCACTTTCTATAACGTATTTAAAGCCCCTTATCCAAAAGTCGAGCGGATAGTTGCTGCTTTCCTTGAAACTGAGCCCGAAAAAATTTGGCCTTCGCGCTATGCAAATCGTAGCACAAAAATTGGCGAATTTATTGGCACAAATAGTCGGGTTGCTTGAGGTCATGAGTATCTCCGTTAGCCGTATTTATAACCAGCTTAGCCAGCGGGCTTTGTTTGGTATAGGGGCAAAACCGCTTTTTGTTTGGATAAAGGAGCCAAGCCAATGACCCAGCGAAGACAGATTAATTGGAAGCGAGTTCAGCCACACAGCCTAAGACACGGCTCTGAATTGTGCGTTAGGCATGCGAGCGATCGGTTGAATCGAAGCGTTGAACAGGTTGCAGAGATTATGGCCGAGGCCAGCCACTTTACGCTTTATAAGTGGTTGGAATCAGGCCGAATGCCTGCCCTTAAAATTCGCGCCTTTGAGAATGCCTGTGGTGCTGACTACATGACGCAATATCTGGCGCATAGCGCCGGTTATCTATTAGTGAAAGTGCCGACTGGTCGCCAAGCGAAACATCGTGAGCTGAATGAGCTAAGTAAATTTGCCCATGAAGTGCTGGGGTTGCTGTTGGAATTTTATGACAGCCAAGAAGGGTTAGACGAAGCAGTGCAGGCTGTCACCCAGTTAATGGAAGAGCTCGCCTTTCAGCGCGGCAATATTGAGAAATTTAAGCAGCCTGAGTTGCTGTAGGGATTGATTATGAAACAGTGGTATACAGCCAAAGAGTTAACAGAGATAAATTTATCTGTATTACCAGGTTCTATTGCAGGGCTCATAAAGCTGGCTAAACGTGAAAAATGGGAAGCGCAGCAACGCATGGGCAAGGGCGGTGGTTATGAATACCACATCAGCAACCTACCAGCTGTTGCACGTAAAGCGCTTGAGGCGCAACAGATAGAAGCACTCATGCCGCGTTTACATGAATCAAGAGCGGTATTAAACAAGCCAGTATCCGTGCATCACGTTGATTTAAATGAGCGCCAACGGAGTACAGCCGATGCACGTGCAACCGTTATAACCGCCATTAACGCCATGTACGATCAAGGTATCAGCAAAGAATCCGCAATAGCGGCTTTATTGGCACAAGCAAAAACAGGCCAGCTTGAACAAATAAACCCTGTTTTAGATAAAGCTTTGCAGCTAGCCAAAGACCCACGCGGTAATTCCGACAGCATTTACCCCAGTGATCGCAGCATAAAGCGCTGGTTTGCAAAAGACACAACACAACTAGCACCTGCATCTAAACGAGAGATCAAAATACCCGAGTGGGCTAACAGCTTCTTAATGTGCTGGCAGCGCCCAGAAAAACCCAGCGTAGAACACGCTTACCGCCAATTCACTGAAGGGTACGAAGGTACGCCACCCAGCATCTACGCAGTGCGCCGTTTCATCAAAAAGATGGGCAACGTATCCAAAGAGCGTGGTCGCATGGGCGCACGGGAGCTTAAAAATATACTGCCATTTATGCGCCGCGACTTCAGCCAGCTTTTACCTGCTGACATTTACAGCGCAGATGGACATACCCATGACGGCGAAGTACAGCACCCCTTTCATGGTCGCCCATTCCGCCCAGAGATCACCACTTTTATCGACATTGCCACACGCCGCGTTGTTGGCGTATCGGTTGATTTAGCAGAAAGCAGCATCGCCGTACTAGATGCACTTATCAGCTCATGCACACAAGCGGTCCCCGCGCTGATTTATGTCGACAACGGCGGCGGATATGCCAATGCACTACTTAAAGACAAAGCAACCGGCGTACTCGCCAGACTAGGCAGCACAATGACGCATTCTCTGCCCTACAGCTCACAAGCGCGCGGCGTGATAGAACGTGTACATCAAACCTTATGGGTCGATGCAGCTAAAGGCCAAACCGGCTTTATCGGCAAAGATATGGACCAAGAAGCCCGTCATGATCAGTTCAAACTCAGCCGCAAAGCGGTAAAGCAAGGCGGTGTTATGCACCTAATGGGCTGGGAATCTTTTATGCAAATGGTGAATGAACGTATCAACTGGTACAACAGCCGCCCACACAGCACATTACCTAAAATAACTGATTCGCTCGGCAAACGTCGCCACCAATCCCCTGATGAAGTTTGGAACCACTTTAAAGGCGAAGGCTGGTCTCCAATCACCCTAACCGGCGATGACGCTGCTCAGGTTTTCCGCCCACGCACCACTCGTACAGCCAGCCGCGGCGAGATTAAATTTATGAGCAATATCTACTTCAGCCATGAATTAACAGAATGGCACGGCGAACAAGTACATATTGCCTACGATCTCAACGATCCCCAATACGTATGGGTTTACGAACCCGAAAGCGGAACCCTTATCTGCAAGGCTGAGCTAAATGGCAACCGCCAAGATTACATGCCTCGAAGCGTTGTTGAACAAGCGCGCGAAAACCGAGCAAAAGGAAGAAAACGCCGCCTAGAAGTAAAACTAGAAGAAGTCGAGGCAGAACTGAATGGTCGCCCAGCACTAGAACAAGACACACCGGCTTACATTCCAGGTATCGGATCCATAACCCCTGACCTAATCAAAGGCAGAGCAGTAGCAATAGAAGAAACCGTAGGAACGGAGTCCACTGAACGCTCATTACAAGATATGACGCCAGCCGAACGCATCAATCTATATCAAGCGTACTTGAACGGAAAAAGCGTACCAAACGCACATACCTTCTGGTTTAAAACCTACGGAAAAAGCAAAGAGTTCAGCGCCTGGGCACGGCGCGCAGATGAAGAATCAAAGATAGGACCAGAGGCTCGAACCCTCTGATCCCAGTGCCACCAATCTTGCAAAATGGAGCAATAAAAGTATGACGACTAATAACTCTCATATCAATGGCGGAATCGCAGAAATCACCAACCTTGGTTTATGTGATGTAGCCCTAGAGCGCGCAATAGAACGCTCTGCAAGCTTACCCGGTATGGTGTGCCTATTTGGCCCATCAGGTTACGGTAAATCTGTCGCGGCTACACACGTAGCCAACCGCCGCAGAGCTTACTACGTCCAAGCAAAAAGCGTATGGACTAAAAAGCACACGCTTGTCGCTATTCTGCATGAAATGGGGATGAAGCCAGCCCCCACTATCCCAGAAATGTTAGAGCAAGCAGCGCAAGAATTAGCCATGAGCGGCCGCCCTCTCATCATTGATGAAATGGACCATATCGTAGAGAAAAACTCAGTTGAGTTAATTCGTGACCTCTACGAATCAAGCCAAGCCCCTATCTTACTGATCGGTGAAGAGCAGCTCCCCAACAAACTCAAAAAATGGGAACGTTTCCATGGTCGGGTTCTTGCGTGGGTACCTGCGCAACCGGTCAGCTTAGAAGACGCTACAAAGCTTATTCCCCTGTATGCAAACCAAGTACATATAGAAAACGACCTTCTACAACATTTAGTAGAGATATCCGGTGGAAGTGTTCGTCGAGTCGCCGTGAACCTAGAACTTGTTCAAGAGCAAGCCATGACCAACGGCTGGGAAGTAGTCGATCTTAAGACCTGGGGCAAAACAGAACTATATACAGGCGAAGCGCCTAAGCGCCGGATATAAGGGGAAAGGAATGAATACAGCACTAAAAAGCAAAGCCCCTAGCCGCAAACCTGCACAGCTAGAAATGATCGGGGGTAAATCATCTCGCCAGCGTATCTGGGAAGAACTTCGCAAGCAAAAAGGCGAGTTTGAAATGTACCCACTCGCACGTGCAGCCAATGTCGATGACGAAACGTTGAAAACCTACCTCTACTGCCTAACCGCAGGCGGTTTTGTAGAAGTCGTAAAACGTAAACGCTACGACAAAACCATCTATCGCCGCATTAAAGATAACGGTGTCGAAGCGCCACGCCTTACACGTAAAGGTGAACCCGTTAAGCAAGGTCTTATCTCCGAAGCAATATGGAGAACGCTAAGAATACAAGACCAGTTAGATGCTCGGGTCATTACAAACTACGTCGAAGCCGCAGGTCACGAAACCACAATGGCCTACGTAAAACGCTACCTAGGCAGTTTAAAAAAGGCGGGCTACCTTCAGGTTGTCCGCAAAGGCAACACCCATAGCCGCCTAGAGGTTATCCGCCTTAAACCTGGCATGGATACCGGGCCACGTGCCCCACAAGTTCAACGCGTAAAAACAGTCTACGACCCTAATCTAAACAAGGTTATGCACTGTGAAGACCCCGAGGAGCTGTCATGAACATTGATATTTCAGCATGGGGAGAAACGCCCCCAGAGTTTATCCGTGTCCTAGCGTCCGTAGTGGCGGAATCGGGCAGTAAAAAAGCAGCAGGTGATCGCTTAGGCGTAGACCGCGCATCCGTCAGCACACTACTGGCAAACAAATACCCAGCCAGCACCGTAGCAATGGAACAGAAAATAATGGCGTACACCGCCAAAAGAACATGCCCAATTTTAGGCGAGATAGATAACAAATCATGCCAAAAAAACCGCGAAATGCCGTTTATAAGCAGTAACCGTCAGCGTGTAGCGCTGTACCGCGCCTGCCGAACCTGCAAGCACAACCCCAATAGAGGTGAAATATGAACACTCAAAACAACCATATTATGCAAAAGCTTGCAGACACTCAGGCCGCAGCCAGCGCATTAATAGCAGAAGGTTTAACCGTAACGCATATAGAAATAGAAGGCGCACACCCTCGCCTGCACCTATTACGTGGTCCACGTAAATCGGGGGCACTCCCCGTTAGTTGGAAGGCGATCCGCCCTACACCCAATGGTCGTGAAGTGGAAATGGCAGCCTGCGTAAATGGTTGCGAAGTTAGATGGATGGAACAGGAGTAAATAGCATGCTGATACTGACACGCCGTATAGGCGAAACATTAATGATTGGCGATGACGTAACTGCAACCGTTCTAGGCGTTAAAGGCAACCAAGTCCGCCTTGGAATACATGCACCACTAAACGTCGCTGTCCACCGTGAAGAGATCTACCAGCGTATCCAGAAAGAGAAAAACGAGGATCATAAAAATGACTGAGTACTTAATTATTGATCTACCCAAAACCCGAGAAATAGGCGCAGTTATGTTTTGGGGTATCGGATCAACCGTAACAACGGCTAACCCCAACGCAGCAATGGTTGTAAACAGTGGCCATTTAAACCGGAATTTAGACCGCTTTGATAACGGCGCAACCACTCAAGCCGTGCTGAAAAGCGTTGTAGATGAACATAACGGCCAACTTGAATATTTACTGCATTTACCGATCCAGGAGAACGTAGCATGAATACACAACAACCAGCACAGCCGATCGTACAGCCCCATATTCCTGAGGGCTTCATGCAAAATGCAGCGGGGCATTTAGTCCCTGCCGACCAAGTGCGTGAGCAGGACTTATTGCGTGATGCGCTAGTTAATGAGCTCACACCAAAAGCGATCGCATTACATACAGCGCTGGCAGAATTCAAAACCGCTGCACTGCAAGACATTGATGATTTAGTTGCCATTGCAGGTGATCGATACGGCGTAAAACTTGGCGGAAAAAAAGGCAATGTCAGCCTTACTTCATACGACGGCCGCTACAAAATACAGCGTGCATTTCGCGAAGTTGTCGCATTCACCGAAGAGATTGAAGCCGCCAAAGAGTTGATCGACCGCTGCTTAAAGCGCTGGACCGAAGGTGCCAATCAAAACGTTAGCGCCATCGTTAGCCAAGCATTTAGAACTAACTCAAAGCAAGAGATCAAAACCGGCAAAGTACTCGAGCTTATGCGTCTAAATATAGAAGACGACGAGTGGCAGCTGGCGATGCAAGCATTAAAAGATGCACTGCAAAACGTAGGCACCGCCGTCTATATCCGTATTTATGAACGCATAGGGCAAACGGATCAGTACAAGCCTATTCCACTAGACCTAGCAAGTGTGTGAGGTAACTCATGATTGTAACCGGAAAGCACATAGCACCCCGCGTCGCCATGCAGGCGCGGCTTACCTCCCCACAAGCGGAAGACGCTATAGATGCCATAGGCGCTGCAATTTTGCACCAGTTAAAAATCGGCCATCCCGTCGCTATTGAAGGGTTCGGCTTATTTGATATAGCCGAGCGAGAAGATGGCTCAAAAGGCGTCCGATTCCGCCAAGGAAAAAGCGTAAGGGAGACACTCAATGATTAGCCAAGAACAGTGGGAAAAAATAGAACAGCAGCTAGGCGGCGCGTTTGGCACGGTCAAGCTATCGCTGGATGGCAAAGAGATTAGCCTAGAAAAACGGCTTATTTCAGAAAACACGCTAGGCATTATCGTCTACATCGACGGTGCTTATAGCTTAGCTTGGGGGATGGTCGATCATGAGATGCATGACCCTTTCGTGGCTCAAGTGTGGAAACCCCGGAGCCGGTCTGTTTTCAGTCCTAAACAGCAAAAAGAGCTGATCAAAATATGGGGAAAACGCGAAGCTAATAAACGTCACGACTTCAGTAAGAAAATTGTTTGGTATCAGCCATTATTTGAGAAGTTTGGCCCATTAAAACGTCAATATAAAAAACTAGAGGCGTTAAAAGTACTGCAAATAGGCCATGTAACCAAATGAGCGAAACGCCTTTGTTTCAGTAGAAACACGGCGTCTATCCAGCGTAGCGGCTGGGTACTGATGAGCAGCTAACAACTAAAGGAAAATATGATGAACAAAGCAGAACTAATTAACGCCATTGCCACTGCTAGCGATTGCACCAAAACTCAAGCAGATCACATGCTGGTTGCGTTGGGAAACATCGCTACAGGCGAACTAGCGAACGACGGTGAAGTGACATTGCCAGGGCTTGGAAAATTAACGGCAGGTATACGCGCTGCGCGTACAGGTCGCAACCCACAAACAGGCGCAGCGTTAGATATTCCAGCAGCAAAAGTGGCGAAGTTTAAACCATCAAAAGTATTAAAAGATGCGTTGAAGTTGAACTAGAAGGAAAATCCGCCCCGTTAGGGGCGGGATGCAGAGCGGCCATCCTTGGCCTAGATAAAGAACTAACGTTCTCTTTTTCTCTGGTTACAGAATGTACAGAAGTCGAAAAAAAAGAGATATAAGAAAATTTCTTAAATTTGGAGCACAGCAGCATGTCACTGACTCAAATTGAAAAGAACATCATTAACGCACTCGGTCAGCGCGGGGCGATGGGCGTTAGTACGCTAATCCCGTTGGTCGACGGGTTAACAAGTAAAGCGCAGTTAAAAAATGTACTGGAAGAACTACAAAACCGGAAGCTCATTAAACAACAACAGAACGGGCAATGGAGCATTACACGTACAGAGTTTAAAGGCCTAACCGATGGTGGTTTTTTGGCCGGTGCAAGCAAATTACCACCAAGCCCTAGCAGTCAAGAATTACAGACGCCATCTCCTCAGCCAAAGAAACAACCTAAGGCTGAGCCAAAAGTAAAAACTGAAAAATCAGCACCTCAAAAAGCACCCGCAGAAGAGGTTCTATTTAAGTTAATGCGTACGATCCCAGCCGATATAACGCTGCAAATCAATAGCAGAGGTATTGCAGTCAACTGGCACGAGCAACGCTACGAACCAAGCTTGGACGAACTAGCGAACGTTCTCGATGCTATCGACACCCTGCAACAGCATGCGGCGTAACCCAAAGGTAGAATCGGTTTTGACGGATTTGTTATTTGTCGAACTTATTAAACGGTGATAG